GGGCTGTAGAGTTAAAGTACCCACGCTAAGAAAGGGTACCATAACATCCTGTGGAGTATTACCAAGGAAGATACTAGTCTTGAGTTAATCCATAGTGAATTAGGAAAAACTCATACTTCCAGTTCATAACATCCTCAAAAAGAGGATCCCCGTGCCTATAATAGTTCCAATTAGGACTATTAAGTAAGCTGACACGGTAGCTAGGGGCTCCAAAAGTTCGGAGGCTCTCGCGACCATCTCTGACATTCCCGCGCAAAAATGCGAGGAAAGAAGAGACCGAGTCGGGTGCTTCCTTAAAACGGTTCTTCACAATGAAACGTTTATAAGGGCCCGACCCGCGATTTCTGTAACTAAGGATACCAGCGTCCAAAGACTCGTACATAGGAACCAAAGGAATGGTCCGGATACAAGATTTTAGATAGCTGATTGTTACAGAAAGGTCAACCGTATGACGGGCTGACCACAGAACTAGCTTGTTAATGGCCAGAGCTGTGTCTTGGTCTGACTTGTGGGAGGTGATAAAGACAGGACGCACATTGCGACCATTATCGTAATCACCCCCACAAGATTCCCTAAAAGAACCCTCGTGAAACGACTTGGATGGATTAATACTAAAACCCAGAAAAGATAAGGCCTTAGTAACAAGTCGAAAAAGAGAGTTCTTAACAATTATATCGTCACCAAAAACTGCGAAATTATACGCAGTTGCGGTCATGCGGTAAACAGCACGGACAGCGGCTGAAAAGATCAAGGTCTCTAGAGGAAAAGTTGTTGCGTTTCCCATAGAGGAGATCATAAACAGCTCCTGTTCGGCTCCGCATGGTAGCTTAATAGAAGGTGAACGAATAGCTGTAAGAAGAGCAAAAAGAGAGGGCGGAAGGATGAGCTCACAGAGTTTTAGTGAGATCGTATCGGAGGCACTCGAAAGATCAATTGTACAAAAGGATCCGTCAATTGAACCTAATTTTGCAAGATCGCGATTTCTGCGCTGACCTGTCGAAAGACAGATCCCAAAGCGAAGGAGCTTATAGGTTAGCATGCGCTCTACGGACTTCTGTAGGCACATGTTAAGCAAAGGCTCACATGCAATGACGCGGGATTCGCTATCCTTCTTAGGGACGAAAGCTAGCTTAGAACCATTGACAAGGGTATACCTCTTATCGCGACTGTTAAGAAGCGAAAGGTGGGAACTACCCCGCAACGACTGGACGTAAAGTCCATACACATACCTACTGGTAGTGGTGTACGGCCCAGATAGTTTCCCCACTAAAGAGGAATTATCACTCCCATGACAAGAACCTGGTCCAAAATCAACCAGAAACTCGTCATCAAAGTCACCAAGGAAATCAAGGTCGTGACGTATCTCGGAGATTAACTGTTCAGTAAAAAAATCTACTGGGGTTAAGTCGAGATCGGAACAACGCTGATTTGCAGCGAGGAACTTTGAAAGAGCAACGTCATCTGCGTTGGCAGCCTTGGAAGTAACACACTTCTTAAGGATGTTATCAAGCAAATAACGAAAAGGGCCGACCGAAGGATCGCTCAAAGAAAGAGAGCAAAAGTCAATGGTCAGATTCGAATAAAGAGCATCAGGACTAAAGCCCATGATTTACCTCCAGGGAGAGTAAGTGAGAAGCCAAATAACAGTTATTAAATAACTGCAGTGTTTAATGTATCACCTAAACCAGCGGAAACTTGCTGAAGAAGGCCGATGTGAGCAGAAACGGCTGCGCGGATGTTGGCAATATCATAACTGTCAGCACCTACGGGCACGCTAAAACTTGTCTCAATCGGAAACACTTGAGGACTTTGGTTAACACCTGGAACTACGCCCTTCCGGGTAAGTAGTTTGTAAGTGTTTTTCCCACTACTCTGAACAACACCAGTTAAGGGGTTGGCCGAGCGTGCAACTTTTACACTCGATGGACGTGTGAACGTCTGAGTGAAAGGAGAAGAAACGCTGTGGAGAGTAATCCCAGCCGGTGGAGTTCCTCCGATTGCAGTTATTGCCTTTTGTTTCCCATTAATACCTGGGGCAACATCGTCAACAAATGTAAAAGTAGGAGAAGTGAAACCGGTTTGGGGGGCGCCTGTGATAGGACTAGTTGGATTAAAGGCCATTTTAGGGCACTCAGAAATTAAGGGTTAAAGGAGAGAGTAGACAAGAGATGCAATATTCACCCATTGCTTCGTACTCGGAGGTTTAAGATATAAACCAGGGGTAGGAAGAATAGGGGGAGTTGTGAATCTTTTAGTCTCCTCGACTGTGGTGGTATAGGACCATCCACCATAAGCAGCAGTTACCTGCGACCCGGGGATAGCAGTGTAGGTTTCCTCAATGATGGCCGAATTCTTAGTATTATAAAATAAATACTGGAATCGGACACCGGAGTAAGACATTGCTGTAACAGCAGAGCCCACGTTTGAGAAATAATCCACTACGAAAGACCAGGGTAACAACTCATATAGAGTTGGTACGAAGGCCGGGAGCTCGCTACCAAATTTCGGAACCGGTTTGCCGGCAACGGATAAGATAAGAGATCCTTTATATCGTACTGAATAAGATTTCCTAGATACCTTAGAGGACTTGTAGCGCGCGGCTTGAAAGCCGACACTACCGGAGCTCATAGAGGTAGTAGAAGTCTCGTACTTACCTACGCCGGAGACACCGACGGTTTTTGTCTCAAGTTTGTTCATTTCAGCAATCAAAGACTGAATATCACTAGCAAGAGGCGTCCAACCGTAGGTGAACTCCAAGTACAAACCATTGAGGTCCTTCAAGGCTTTTTTACGTCCTTTAGCCGTTCGAAGATCACGAGCCTTTTTTATAAGGCGCGCTTTCGAATTGAACGTCCGAATGACACCTTGAAGACTGCCAAGACGGTCAACAATCATGTTGCCTGTTTTGCCAGCCTCAGCCGCAGCTACAAGACCTTGGAAGGTGCTGTAAGCGGATTGGACAGACTTTGCAAGATTGCTAATAGCAATATTACTTGCATTGCCCTGATCGGATCCAGGTGATCCCCATTCGGGGGTCGCCCAGCTACCACTAACTTGAATGTTACCATCCAAGTTATTTTTAGGGTCGCTGAGGTTCCAATAACCGGGTCCAGATGTAGCAGATACGATTCTTTTCGTAGCTCGATACTCCGTACTCGCGTCAAGCCCACCTCGAATTTGAGACTTCCAACGAGGATTCTGCACGCCTACCATACTATCCACCCACTGAAGAGGACCCATTGTCGAAACAATGGTCTGACTTGCAGGGGAAGGCTTAGTAAGGGTTTGTGTGACAGATCTGTTGGCAGTCCATCTTTGAGGTTTCGTTGACATTATTGTCTCCTGGTTTGACGAGCAACAACGCTCGAATACAACGC